AAAACAAACTTGAACAGGTGCGATTGCGCCTGTCCAGAGGATGATAAACCATAAGTGTAGAGATGCTTTAAGCCGTATCGTTTTTTAATTGAGCCTTCAGACGTGACAACAAAGTTTTGGATTGTCTGTGCTGATTGTGCATAAACAGGACTATCCGTCCGCATCAACATAGAATCACTGATTTCGCCATACTGAAAGCTGTTAATCGGTACTCTAACTTTCTGCATTAGCTGCGCCTTTCAGCAATAAACCTCGATGTATTTAGCTTGCGTGTAGTTTGCTGTTGTGAGTGCAAGCGACGCGCTTGGCGCATTTGCAAGTCAGCCTTTTGCTCCATCAAAGAAGCAAGCTGTGCATCACGGGCAACAGATATAGCAAGGACAGCGGCCATCATGTATTCAACCGCAGTAACAAAATAAGGGGGCCAAGTAGACTCGTCTGCACGAAACACATAATCAGCAATCAAGGTGCTGGTTTCTGATTCGTTGCAAAAAATCTTAGAGCCGTAAATGTCATAGATAACTGGTAAATCATTGATCGTTACTGCTGAAAGCATAATCAAATCAGATGGCAGTTGATAAGCTGCATCCCAGCGTCCAGTTGGAACATTGGTTAAACGAACCAATGTGGCCTGATCTGTGGCAAAGCGCCACCGACAGTTAGTCAAAGCAGAACGCGCCATGTCTTCATACATAGCGTCACAAACAGAAGCCTCTGCCGTTCCATCACTAAATGATTGAATCGCGTCACCACCAATCAAGAGCGATGCGCGAGAACATATTTTAATCGGGGTGTTAGCTACTGTTGGCATGGCAAGTCGGGGGCCGAAGCCCCCGTCCTATCTTAGTTATTGTCTAGGACTTCATAGACACCGTTGTTGTCAATAACAACAGCACCCATTGACATCATAGAGTTGGCAAGGTGTGCAGCCTTCATTGGGACGTAGTTTACTTCCGTCTGAACGTCTGCGTTGATACCCAAGCCTACCGCTGATGTGTGGTACAAGAAGTTTTTACCACCAGCTACAGCAGATGTTGAGAATACTTTGATGCCCATGAACTCTTTCATGGTCATGCCGCCAGCGAATGGCAAGTTTTGTGGGCCAACATAGTCGGATGATGCAAACTCGGTGATGTTGAACAAGTCAGCATAACCAGCAGGTGACATTGCAAGATAACGTTGGCCATCTTCTGGAATGTCGGCTGTGCCTAGTGTTTCAAACATGGTCAAGAAGTCTGCTTTAACCAATGCACCAGATGTGTCTGCGATTGCGGTTGCGTTTGCACCAGCATCCATTGCAGTTGTAACGATGTCATCAGTCTTGCGGCCCAATGCAGCAGCAGCAGATTGTGCGACAGCTTGACGCTCGTTGATGTTGATTTTCAACTCGTCCAGTTTGTCGATCAACTCTGGCGCATAGTAGTCAGCCATTGTTGCTTCTGCATAGGTGTGTACCAATTCCATTGTGGTTACATCACCATTGCGAGATTTAGTGTTTGCTGTACCTGCGCCGATTTTTTGGAAGCGAACTGTTGAACCAGATACGTTGTTGGTACGAACAGTGTTGCGTAATTTAGAACCCATGCGTTGGTACGCTAGGTGTACTTCAGTTTCAAACTGCTTAATAAAAGCTTGATCGATTGTGTTAGCCATGATTGGCTCCTTTGATTGAGATTACAGACAATACGGGTATCCGTTACTTTCACCTCAAACTTGGGTATCCTTTCGGGCCAATCAGTGCATCACGGGCCGTGATGTTTCATGTGAACCATGAATTGTTGTTGTATTGCAACGCACAAATTCAACATACTTGTTCGGACCGCTAGCCATAACACCCACTGCTTCAAAGCCTAGCCATGCTGCCCAGTCCAAAACAAACTCATAATCTGCCAATACCGTCATGCTCATATGTGTGTGCCACTGGTCAAAGTATTTCACAAACATTTGTGAGCCTCTAGCCATAGCATGAAAGTTATCTTTGATTTTGTCAGAGAACATAGCAAACATTTGCGGAAAGTCTTGATCGCCATCAAACCAAAGACCGCCAACCATTATAAATGATTCGCCTTCTTTCCGACACAGATAACACTCTGAGCATTCATACATTTCAGTTAAAGCTTCCCTCACGTCAACATGACCTAAGAGTTTTAGCTCGCGTCTGTTTTCTTTGCTAAGATGTTTTTCTACTTCATCAATGTGATCTAAAGTAAAAGGGGTGAGATAATACCCACCCCGTTGTAATATCTTAGCCTCGTTCAACCTGCTGCCAAAGCTTTGTGACTTCGTTGACGTAGTACGGGTCTTTTTCTTGCCAGTAACGTGGGTCACGCATCATCTCCCTGATTTCATTTGGCGACACGCCAGCTGTTGGGGTAGCGTTGCCAGCGAAGCTTCCATCCTTCAATGCTTCTTGAATTGCTTCAAGTGCAAGAATTCCTTCAGCAGTCTCGCACATGCGCTCGATTGCTGGCAAGGCATTTTCTGGAAAAAACTTGTTTGCAAAGTTAGACGCAGCTTCAATGCGAGCATTTGCATTGTCCCCAAGCTTTGATGCTTCTGCTTCTAAGTCTGGCTCGCTTCCCATCACAGCTTGAGCATACATTTCAATCCCCTGCTCAAACTCTTCTTGGCTGTATCCATTCTCAAAAGAATGCTCAGACCACCAGCGCAATAGATCATTATCTACCGCCGCAGATTCATCAATAGAATCTGGTAGCTGATAATCATTTGCTGTTTCTGGACGATCTGCAAACGCTTGACCTTGAATTTCTTCAAGGACTGCATTGCGAATATCTTCCTCTTTTGCCCCCAGCTTAGACTCCAAAGCCTTGTAAGCATTAGCCAAGTCTTCAGGAGTTTTGTATTTTTCAGGCAACCATTCAGGTCGCTCCGTTGGTTGAGTTGCCTCTACATCGGCTTCCGTAACAAAATCACGCCCATCTTCTTGCGCTATTGCTACTGCTTCTTCTGTCTCGCTCATTTCTTACTCCTATGTCCATGGGCTATACGCTGCTCAATAAGGCCAACGATATACCGCTGGCCTTCTAAGTGACGCAATTCTTCTGTCGTCACATTAGGGCCGTTTACCATTTCAATAGTAATCGACCTTAAATAGCGTAAGACTTCTTTGCCTGTCGGCGACTCAAAGATTTCTGCTACATTCCGACTGATTTCAGAATCTCTGTCAGAGTTTCGCTGGTATCCATCGACACCAATATTAACCTTGTTCTGTTGCAAGCATTCCACCTTGCTGTTGCTGCGCCATTTGCTGCGCCATTGCAGCTATTTGTTTACGCTGATTTTCATCACGAATCAAGCTTTCTGGCACACCAAACTTTTTAGCAAGGTGAATTGCTGTTTGTTCACCGTCAATTAATAGCTGCAACATCTCAGGTCCAAACGTGCCGCCAACCAATTCCAAGAAACGAGCAACAGTAGAAATGTCTTGGTTTGCTTGTGCTTGAGCCAATGGCGATACAGGACGGATACGAACCTCGCGTCCATTCAGCGTCGGGACTTCTATACGGCCTTGCTTTTTAAGGATGTATATAACTCGTTGAAGAACAGGTTGAACAAGCTCTGCTTGAAGACGACCAAACGCAGAACCCATTCGACGAGAAAGATCCGCCATGCGTTCCGCAACTTCTGTTGCGGTGGCAGGGGTTTTATCAGGGTTTCCAAGCATGTCGTTGTAAAGCGCTCGTTTAATATTAAGTCGCATGTCGCTAAGAACAAGTTGCGCAACATCAAAACGGCCAGCCGCTTGTATAGGTTGAAGGCCCGTGCTACCCATAGCCTTCGGAATGATTGATCCGGGGACAAGCTGTATCGTGTCAGGGTTGATAACACCGTCATCCTCCATCTGATAAATGCCTGAGATAGACATCTGAGCATTTTCAAGAATCAATTCGATGGTTAGGTTTGTGGTCTTGATAGCAGATAGCGCATTCATCAAAGGACCACGGCCATAAATCTCACCAGCACACTTAGACCAGCGGAAACAAATAAATGGATTAGAGCCTAATCCTTTAAGCTCCTTCTGATACAGCACTGTTTCCGTCGTCAAACAGATAGCATAGTGATAGTAAGCATCTTCATTCTTCTTAGAATAGTCACGGCAAACAACTTCCAAGACAGTTGTATCTCGCTCTTTGCCCATCATGTTCATAACACGAGCATCGAATGTTGCGTTTGGATACATCAGTGGAAGATGGTCAAACTTAACCTTCTTGCGCTCACGGAACACATGGTCAATTCTATCGTCGGGGCCAGTATCGAGAACGACATGGGGGAGTGGAATTGCTGAGAATATCACTGGATTTACTGCATCTCCCTCTTCGACGCACAAAATACCAGTCCCGACAGCCAAGTCCATGAATGACTCATGCACCTCTTGGCTAAAGTTAGAGTTGTTTAAGACTTCAAAAACATACTCAGTAACTTCATCTAACTCATTATCAACTTGCTCGCGTTGATCTGGCGGCACTTCACTGCCAGACATAAAGTCAGCCCAGCGTGTAAAGTTAGGAACCAATCCAGATTGCAAGCGAGATGCAAACTCCTGAACACCTACGACAGCAGTTTCATCAAATATCTTTTCATCACGACGCTGGCCAGATTCTTCATAGTAGAAAGATTCTCGTTGAGGCAACGCATACTCATAGCATTCCTCAAACAAAGGCACCCAGTTTTCTCGTAGGGCCTTTGCTTTAGAATACTTCTCTATGTATTTCTTAGCGACCATTAGCCAAACCTACCTAGGAATCCACCACCACTTCGTGACTTGAACAATGAACGCTGTCCAAGGCCAGAACGTCTAGCAATACCAGCCACGCCAGTAGTACCTTTTAGCCTGTCTTCAATGGAAGACTGAATGTCTTCTTTCTTTTGCTCTGCCATTTTTTCAGCTTCTTCACGCTTTGCTTCGTCTGCTTCAAGACGCTGATCTACAGAAGTCTGCTTCTCTTCTTCCGACGGTCCACCGCCACCACCAAAACACATGGGCTATCTCCTTTGTTTTCTATTCCTACTCATAGAGTAAGCATTAATTCAACGCACAAAACGCTACCGCGACCAGACACTCTGCCTTCTTGCTTGCTTCGGTTTTCTAGCAAACACATCAAAGTTTCTTTTTGCCACAGTAACCTGTGCTGGCTTTTGACTATTCATCAAGGCACGACCCTCGCCAGCACCCAAGAATAAATACTGAGCCGCATCGTGAACGTGTGAGAACATATTCTTATCAGGTTTGTCAGCGTATCTTTCGCCGCTAACCTCCATGCGCTTATACTGATAGCCACCCTCAAAACCTTTAATAAGTTGTGGGCAGCGTCGATCAATTAAAAGTGCTGGCTTCCCCTCGACCATCTTCGTGAGCTGGGAGGACACAGATTCAAGCCGTAGGTCAACAGAGTTGGAGGGCGCGGGGAAAGCCCTCAAGCCAGCACCGCGCAGAATGTGAAAGGGAGTAGATTCATCAGTCTGCGCTCTAAAGTCACCAGCAGGGTCTCCATAAATAATTACCTCTCCCGCTGCATTAAATCGTGTAGCCAGTTCGTTCCTTAAGACTTCGGCAAATCTTACAATGCCCATATCAATAGCAACAATTTCAGATTGGATTAGCCATCTACCTCTAACCTTTTGACCAAGAACAGCAGCAGGGGTAAGGCCAAAGTCAACGCCAACATATACTGGCACACCAGCCGCTACTGGAATTTCCTCTTTGGCAATGTGAACATCAGGTGCGAACATTGGATACACTGGTTTACCATCTTGGATGTGACCTAGCCTGTTCATTACATACACATCAATCCAACTTTTAGTCTTACCACGAATAAGATTCGGAT